GTTCTTAAGTACAAACCAGCAACTGCTCCTGCAGGACCTACCTTACGTGTAGCACCTGATGCTACGCCAAGAGGGTCTGCTATTAGAAGTGAAGGATAATAAACTGCGCCATAAGTACCTGCTCCGCCAAGTGAATCAGCAGTAGTAAGTGCTTGTGCAACAGTTATACCTGATTTTACTTCTCCAACAAAAAAGTCTTTCTTAGAAAGAACAATATATGCTGAAAGGTTAGCAGCCAATGTTGTAGCAGCACTTTCTGAAAACAGTTCATATATCCCTGGTAACCAGACTACTAGAGGTCTGTCAATTAGGTCTAATGCTCCAGGAACACCTGTTGTGGATGCTTCGTAGTCAGTAGTAACAACAGCGTTTCCGTTGCTTCCACCTGTAAATGGAACAACAGCAGTTGAAGGTGCGTTAACGTTATCGTTTACTGCAGCAGTAAATAACTGTGAAACAGAGTTGATTACTGTTGAGGCATAATTAGTGGATGTTGCAGTTGCAAAATCAAGGTTTTCATACTGTTCTACTAAAACATCATCAGTAACAGATGTGGATGTTCCAATAATTCCTTCTTTATAGATTGCAACTGTGTATGTAGAGGGTACTGAACCACCAGAAATTTGAACACGGTAATTGTTTCCGTCAGTTCCTTTATTTTTAGCAGTCAAGGTAAATACAGTTCCAGAACCAGAAGCACGTGGAACTACACCAGTAGCAGCAACTGCTGATTGACCGATGATTCTTTTAACGTAAAGTTCTCTTCCACCGTTTTGGAAAAAGAGGGAAACAGAAAATGTTGCTGGGAATAGTGAGTTGTACCCACCAAATTGTTTTGTAAACTCGTACCAAGAATTAACTAGAGTTACCTCTGTTGGTCCTTGGGCAAATGGTGCAGCGACCATACCAGCAGCCTGTGCTGTTATGGAGTTAGTGATTGGAGCAGGGAGCAGGACTTCACTGATGTAAATTCCTGGTCTTTTATAAACTGCCATGATTTCTCCTATCTAGGTTGTTGGTAGAGGGTCCGAGTATTAGCGAGATGTTTGTTCGTAGTTGACTCCGATACGTACCTGCCTTGGAGCAGGTTCAGAACCAATGACTTTAACTTTTTGCACCTTATAGAACTCTTCGTACAAATCCTGTGGAATTTCACTTGAAACACGCACAGTAATTGCATTTACAAACAGGCGTTTAGCCTGTTCTACAACATCTCGCTTTGAGACATCGAGAACATCAAGACGACGGACGGTATCGTCATTACCGATTAAAGTCGCATTACGAAACTTTAATCTTGAGTAGAGCAGTTCAGCAAGAATCTGTCTATCATGTCGAGGTTGACGTGAATACGTCGTTACCTGGTAATCAAGGTTTACTGGAATTGGGTAATCAATTTGCCAAGCCTTGTTACTAGGAAAATTTGCAGGCTGTAAATAAGGAGCAGTAATTTTGTCTACTTTTCCTCTGTGTGAGCGAGCACGGTCTTCTAAGATGTCAATTAAATCAATAGTAATAAATGGGTAAGTCTGGTCTCTAAGTTCAACGTCAGGTTGACCAAACCACACCTGCACAGGACGACCAATTTGTTCGTTGTCTGCTCGTTGGTCAGTTACAAGAATGCCCTTGAGTTTCTCTTTGAGCATGTTGTCTTCTTCTAAAAATAAAGGACCTAATGTCATAGCACACCCCTTAAAGAAGTCTTAACGCTTTTTAAAAGAAACTTCTCTGCTTCTTCTGGTCGATTAGAGAAACGACGAATAGCACCAGTTGGTTGACGGTTAGGAGTTCCAAACTCCCAGTTGTCTGCCAAGGGCTTATATTTTGCAGGGATGTTAATACTTAGGTGGTTGTTGGAATAAGAGACTTTAATAGCGTCAGTAATATCAGGGTTCCAACCACTGGCTCGTGTTTCATTACGCAATTCAAGCGTCATGAACTGAGCAGTTTGACGTGCTGCTTTTAAAAATGCTGGTTTGAGTTTAGTTATTTGTCTCACGGCGTGACTTCTTTGAGTTGAAAAGGAGTTTAGTTCCGACATACCCAGCCAAAAGACCAATTACAAAATTATGCTGATTATGCGGTTTAAAACCATACATACCTTTTACGAACTCATCACGCTCACTGGCAGACTGCATCTCAGCAACCTGTTCGTACCATGGTGTAGACATAGAAATCCCCTTAAAGCAGCAGTTAAATCAGCAAGTAAAACAACAAGACCCGCATGGTTCTTGTTAAGACAAGGATAAAGAAAAAGCCCCCAGTCGGGGGCTTAAACTTTATTTCTTTTAAGGATTACATACCCTTTTTACGAGGTAATTGCTTTTGGGTCTTGCCTTTTACGCCAGAGCCTTTTTTCATAGACTTTAACGCTTGGAAGTCTTTACCCTCAATTTTCTTAGGGTTCCCAGCAACTTTAGCAATTTGCTTTTGCTTAGGGGAAAGTTCTTTAGCCATGGTGTTACTTCTTCTTCTTGTCTTTGGCTTTGTCTTTTAGCATAGAGGCTTTTTTCTTGTCATCCATAGCAGAGCCTTTACCCTTGCCATAGCCAGCCTGACCTTTTTTCTTACCGCATCCGCATACAGCACACATGCTCTTACTCGCTTTCTTCTAAGGTAGTAGCAAACCGAAGGAGGTCTTCGGCAGCAATTTTAACAAAAGGCAGGATAGAGTCAAGAGCATCTAACTCAGCCTTTAGGCTTGCTAAAGAAGCAATGATTTGTTCTTTAGAAAGAGCATTATCTTTTACCTGGTCTTTTAAAATTGTTATCTTTGCAGCAAGAGGGCGTATCTCTGCTATTGCTGCAGCGTTGTGCTCATTCTCAGGAAAATTAACTAATCCCTGCACAACTAGTTCTAACTCTAGTTCTAAATTCATTTTTTGCCTTTCTTGGGGGCTGCTACTTTTTTCTTTCCTGAACCTTCAGGAACACAGTTTGGCACTTTTTTTCCGCCTTTGGTCTTCATACCTACTTGAACATATCCCTTCCAACAAGGGTCTGCAGCAACTTTAGTCGCCATTACTTACTCCTAGCGGTGTGTGGATTTTTCTTATGCCACTCTTTTACGCCTTTGACTCCTTGAGCCACAGACTTTATTGAGCCTTTGCTTTTCTGAGTAAGGTTAATCTTATCGTATTTACCCTGCTTTGAGTTTGTGTGCTCTACTATAACCTCACCTTTTTTATTTTTGGTGACCTTATGTGAGATGTGAGCCTTACGACCAGGAACTCCAATAGCAATAGTTACTGGCTTCTCTGGTTTAACGGGTTTCTTCTTTTCAGCCATTACGCAATACCTAAAGTGGTAACCGTTCCTGACGAGCCTCGGTACTTAAGAGCACCAGCCTCCACAAAAAGAATTCCGCCACCCGCTAAATTAGAGGTAGGGGCTGTTCCGTTTTGCATAAGAAGTCTATCTGCGTTGACGTACTGGAAGTAGTCAACAGAACCTGTAGAGCCACCCGTTGCTGAAAGAGCAACTAGGGTTGAACCAGGCTTGTCAAAGACACAGTTAACTATTGAGTAAAACCCGTTGAGTACAACTGGGGCAACGTTAGTCAGTGTTGAGTTTACTAACTGAGAGTTTGCCATAGTAATAACGCTTCCAGCAGCCGTTGTAACAGCATTCGTTGCAGCAGCAACTACCACCGTCTGTACTAGGCTTAAATTTCCAGCAGTTAAAGTTGGGGCAACGGTTGTACCGTTTTTAATAAGGACAGTTGCACCAGCATTATTAACTGTTACAAAGTTGGTAGTGCCACCGTAAATATCTACTAAACCAGTGCCTGTAATGCTTGCAGCATTACAGTCGGTAAAGCGAACAAGGGTGTATAGAGCACTATTGTTTTTTGTAAGAGTTCCTGAAATATCGCAATTTAATACGTTTACGTTTCCTGTACCAGTTGGTGCAGTAATAGTTAGGTTTGTCATTTTTAACCCTGAAATAGTACAACCAGTATTTGTGGTTACAGTTCCAGAAATTAAAGTGTTTCCACCTACAGTTGAAAGGGTAGTTAATACTGTGTATTGAACGGTTATTGAGGGATTTTCGGTATAAGTTCCTGGGTGAATAATAATTGTTTTACGTTGTGCACTCACTAAAGTCAATGCTTTAGTAATGGTAGCAACTGGCTTTAAGAAATCTCCATTACCAAGAGTGTCATTACCATCTACTTGGCTTACGTGGATTTCATAGTCATAACCAGTAAAAAATGCGTTGGCAGTAAGCGCATCAACTCTTGAGTCTAAAGTATTAAGGGCAGCATTAAGTGGAGTATCCCAGTTGTTATCTCCACGCTGGGGAAGATTGAGAGCCAAGTGTTACTCGCTATCTAATTTCGTTGTTAGTTTTGCAAGGGCATCGCCCATTGCTGCTAACTCACGAGCACCTCGCCAAGACTGAGAATCAGCAATGTCGGTTTCTAGAACAATCTTTTGTGCTTCTAAAATTTCACGCTCTTCGCTAGTTACCATATTTTCCTTCTCCATATCCATTAAATCCGTAATACAACTCTTCGTAAGGTATCATTTCTCGCTGACCTTTTAGTGCCAAATGCTGGAATTGAGGGTCATTTACTAACTCTTCTGAGTTAACTTCTGTTAAGTCAACAGTAACTACAGCCCAATTATAGCCAAAATGTCCTCTAGGGTTAATTCGGGATGGGCTAAAAACATTCTTACGATAAACAACTCTGTCTTTTAAATGTGCTGATGGGTCTTCTAATAGGTTAGGTAAAAGTTTTTCAACATCGCCTACGTTAAGAACTAGTCTTAAAGTGTCGACTACGTAGAAGCCTCGCTCATTAAGGTCATTACTTCCTCGAACAATTTGAGCAGTAATAGCAGGAAGACTAAATGGAGGAATCCAACGTCGACCTCCAACGTTACCTGTTCCTACATAACCTGAGTTTGAAACGTCGTAAAGAGGGTCTCTTACAGTGGCAACGTTTTCTTCATACCAATCGTTGTTCCAACGGAACCAATCAACTTCAACACCAACAGGGTGTTGTAAATCTTCTTTGATGCTTTCATACATCCGCTTTTGTTCATACTCAAGGTCAAAGCGACCCTGTAATCTACTTCCCCGCATGAACTCTCCTAAGCAGAATAGAACTCTAAATTACGTTTTAGACGTTCATCATTAGGTTCTATGTTAAGTGCTTCTTGTCCAAATGTCAGGGCATCCTCTTTAAAACCTAAGTGATAAGAAGAAATTGCTGCCATATCGTATGGTGTGTAACCCCATGCTTTAGGGTCTGTTAAGTATTCAAGTGGGCGTTGCTTTATGTCTAAGGCTCTCTTTGCCATTCGAAGGCAAGCATGCCAATCACTGATGCTGTAGTAATACTCAGATAGTTCAACTAAGGCTTCCCTAGATTCAGGGTATTCATCTTGTGCTTTCATTAGCCATTCTTCTTTTTCAGCACCTTCAGAACATCTAGCAATGTAACGCATTGATGCAGCACGCTCTGGTTTCCAAACGGCATTTGGCAACGAAAGATGTCGCTGTAACTCTGCCTTTGCTTTATCGCACATTCCATTGAAGTAATACTCTCTACCTAGGTAGTGTGCATTCCTATCATCGTTTGGACTTTCCGCTACAGCCATTTCTAACAAAGGGAAGTATTGACTTCTAGATTTAGTATTGTCTGGGTAATGATGTATTTCTAGCCCAGTCCAAGATTGAGTCTCTTCCATCCCGTAATTTCGCATAACTTCATGCACAGGGTGTGTCCACCTGTATCCCTTACGTGAATGAATCTTATCTCCACTGTAAGTTAAACCTTCTGAACCATCTGGATTCCAAGACCATGTGTATTTATAACGTGGACGAGTAATCCCTTCAGGGACTTTCTCTAACTCTTCACGCCATCCCGCCACAAAAACTTCGTCCATATCTAATGCGATGCAATAGTCCATGTCTTTAGGGATTGCAGCAACTGCTGCATTTCGTGCATCATCAAATCTCCAAGGAACAATAGCAATTTGAACAACGTTAATTCCTAATGCTTTGGCTTTTTTAATTGTTTTATCTGTTGAACCAGTATCTGCAATAAGAAGGAAGTCTGCTTCTTTAGCAGCCTCATACCAACGCTCTACAAACTGTTCTTCATTTAACGCAATTGCATAAACAGCAATCTTTAGTTTTTTTGCAGCCATACCTGTAGCCCCTTTTCTAACACAGTGAATTCGTGAGAAGGTACGCAAGAAAGAATTGCGTCAATTGCAGGTTTAGGGTCATAGAAAGGCTCTTTACCGAGTGACCACATATAGTCATCAAATGCCAAGATACCGTTAGGTTTTAAACAAAGGAGAGCGTTCATACCGTCTTTAAGCACTGACATTGCCTTGTGGTCACCATCAATGTAGATGAAGTCAAAAGAAGATACGTTCCTGCTAAAGAACTCATCACTAGTCATTTTGCGTTTATAAAGACGTTCTTCATTTTGAAACCACAGGGTTCTTAAGTCGTAGGTTTCCTCTACGCTATGCCAGTTCATCTCTGCGTGGGCTGGCTCTTCTGAACCTTCCCAGGTGTCAACATCAGTTAAAGTTGAGTTAACATTTTTAAAGGCGTTAGCGAATAACCATTGAGTAGCATCACCCGTGTATGCACCTATTTGTAAACAGTTAAGGTTCTTTTCAGCAAGGGGCAAAAGAAACTTCTCAAAATTTGTTTCTGCTCCACCTGCTTTAAACCAGTTTGGGTAGTCCGTCATTATGCTCCATCTTGCTACGTTATCCGACTATATTAAATTGCCCCTGCATTGCTGAGTGGAACTGACAGATATAATACAGTGTATTTGGAGCACCAGCAGGTACGGTCCAAGTAATACCGCCAACTTGTGTTCCGTTTCCAGTAACACCAGTGTTGTATTGGTCTGTAGTTCCTGTAGTTGCAGCAGTCTTAATCCAGAATGGGTGACCTGATGCGTTAACTGTAAAGAAGTATGTTTGACCTCTTACCAAAGTTAACGTTGGGTTAGTAAAGCCAGCAATTGTGTAAGAACCAGCACCAGCGTTAGTTACTTGATAGTTCTGAATAATAGAAAGACCTGTGGCTCCTGTAGGACCAGTGGCTCCTGTAGGACCAGTCACTGTTGAGTTTGCTCCAGTTGGACCAGTAGAGCCAGTTGCTCCAGTTGGACCTGTGGCTCCTGTGGCTCCAGTTGGACCTGTGGCTCCTGTGGCTCCAGTTGCACCTGTAGGACCTGTTGGACCACCAGAAGGACCTGTTGGACCAGTGGCTCCTGTAGGACCAGTCACTGTTGAGTTTGCTCCAGTTGGACCTGTGGCTCCAGTTGGAC